GAATCAGCGAGCCGGCCTTGGAGTAGCTGACCGTCTGCGTCTGCACCATAAGCCCGGCCTGCGTGAGGCCGTCAACGAGACCAGTAACGATCTCCTGCTTACTGGTCTTCTCCCTGTACTGCCGAAACAGCGGCCTCGGCGGCTTCAGTACGAACGTGCCGCGGTCGATTGGCTCGAGGAACCGCTCCGTGAGCGTGAACGACTCGAACGCTGAGATTACCGAGCCGTCCGCGAAGCGGAGCTCGACCTTGGAACCAGGAAGACTCAAGCGAACTGCGTCAGCTGAAGCAGGTTAGACTCAGGCTCCGCGGCCTCACCAATCCACGTGTACGAAAACGTCGTGTTCTGACCGACGGCGAATCGGAGCTTTGGCTGCTGAATGAGCCCATTGACGCCTACTATGCGGTCAGTGCGGCCTAGCGCGATGACGCTGATGGTCGCGGGCTCGCTCTCGAGGTACATGCCGACGTAGTCGTATGGGTTGTCGAAGAGCGTAACGCCGTCGATGAAACCGACGGAGCCGGCGGGCATTGCCTCGGACGGAACCGCCTGGTCCCACGTGATGCGCATGTGCCGGCCCTGCGGGTTGACGAGCACCGTTTTGCTGGTGCCGCCTCCGAGGATGAACAGCACCTCGTCGCTGTCGAGGTATTCAACCTCAACGCTCGTGGCTTCCGCCAGGAGCTTGCCGTTCACGGTCACGGCAGCGGACGAGTAGATGCGCATTGAGAAGAAGCGAAGCTAAGCGAAGTACTTGACCGCGGTGCCCTTGGGCACGAGCGGTGCTGCGAGCAACGAAGCGTTGAGCTGGATCAGGCCAGCGAGGTCCGCGCCGAGCCGGAACGAGATGGTGGCCAGCGTCGAGTCTGCGTCGGCGACGAACGTCTTTACCGGCCGAGCGGCCTTCTCGAGGCTCGCCTTGTCCTGCTTTAGCGTCCACCGCAGGTCGGCCAACAGCCGCTCCAGCGTGATGCGGTCCACCGAACTCTGCACCGCGTCGCGTGCGGCGTCGTCGAGTGCGTTGGCGGCCTCCACGACGGAGTAGACAGCTGCCTGGATCTGGTCGATCTGGCCGATGGTCGCGTCGATCTTGGCGCTGACCTCGCCGATGAGATCGGCCGGCAGCGAGGCAATCGCCGCCACCGACTGCGCCACGCTGCCCATACCGCTCGGGTAGCTGAGACCCATTGCGGCCATGGCGTTGTCCGCCTGCTCTGCGATCTCGGCAGAGCCGCCCGTGTTGAACTCGAACTCGGTCGGCGTGTCAGGGTCGGCAATCGTCTCGACGAACTCGACGTCGACGATGATCCCGTGGGGCGTGCGCCCGTCGAGCGTCCACGAAAACGACGTGATGACTGCCTGGAATACGCCGATGTCGGGGTGCCGAAGCTCGCCACTCGTGCCGTCCTGGTAGCGCTTTCGGAGCGCCGCCCAGACGCCGGGAAACAGGTTCTGCTTGGCGGTGTTGACGAGAGCCAAGCGGACTCGCGACCGGTACGGCTCGCGACCGGTCCACTCATGCGCGGCGGCGTCAACGTACGGGTAGACGCGCTCAGCCTGCCGGTGCCCACCTGACGTCTCGATGCTGATGACGGGGACAGGCTCGAGCCCGTCGAACGTCAGCGGCTCGAGGTTGTGGACGACTCCGGGCATTGGCTATCGGGGGCGGTTGCGTTCGTAGACTTCGCGAGCTGCGCGGTAGGCCATCCAGTGACCATCGGTCAGGTCCGCGATCGGGCAGCCCCAATACCTGTCGGGCCGCTCGATGGCTCTGCCGACGCCGAAACCGAGTGCGAAGTCCACGCATATCCCAAGGCCGGCCTGGAGCGCTCCGCCCTTGTCGGCCCCTTGAATGAGCCGATCGTTCCACTTCATCCAATCAACGCGGTCGTATGTCGGCCCGACGATCGCGAGCGCCTTTGACGCTTCAGCGTCGAGGGACTGCGCGTCATCGTCGTGGAGTTCGCCGACGTCCGCCATGGTCTGGAACACCTGCGACTCTCCAGACATCACCGAGTAGAGCAGCAGCGCGTTGCGGTCGCGCTTAACGTGCACCCATTCGAGTGGCGTCATCGCTCTGGCGCGCAGAGACTGACCTAGCCACGTGAATGGCCATGACGGTCGACGCTCACAAAGAAGCTCGAAAAGCTCCTTGGCCGTCAGCGACTCCGGCGGAAGGATCACTCGCCGCCGGCGGACGCAACCCGGCCGACAAAGTCGCCGTACTGGCTCGCCGCCGTAGCCGCACCGCTCGAAACTCGAAGCGCCGCGAGCTCGTCACGCGTGACCTGGTGCGCCTTGCATTCGTAGATCAGCACGTCAACCAGCGTCTTGCGTGGAAACTTGGCGAGCAGCGAATCAAGGTCGTCCGATGTCGACCCAGCGATCGACTTAGAAAGCGCATCGAGATCGTCGACCGTGTGGACCTTGAATGGGCTCACGTCGCGCTGAGTCGTCGCTAGCGCGGCGTACAGCGCAGCCAGCTCGTCAGAGGTCAGGTTGTCTCGAATCTCGGCGGGACTCGCGAAGACAGGCTGCGACAGGTCGTCACAGCGACGGCAGGCGCGAAACACCTTCTCGACTGCCTCTGCGTTGGTGACGACCCCGAGGTCGTTTAGAAGTTGCTTGGCCTTGTCGCTCAAGTTCGCAACGAGGGCCTTGTGGTACTCGAACGTCGCGCGCGTGGCCGCTTCGGACTCTGCGATGGTGAGCGGCACGACCGTGAGAACCGGCTCGGTGGAATGGCCATCGGGAAGCCCGCTCAGGAAGTCCTGCGCGCGCATGGGCCGACCGTCTTTCGCGGCTCGCTCGCGCTGTCGCGCCTTGATGAACTCTAGACTCATGTGCCAGGAAGCGAGGTCGGAGCACGCTGACCACCGCCTGTCTTCAGTGCGGCCTCAAGCTGAGCCGGTAGCGCGGCAAGCTTGGTGGCGGCAGCGTCGAACTTCGCGGCAGCAGCTTCGCCCTTTGCGTTGCTGGCGACGTTGTCCTGCTCCATCTTGAAGCCCTGTTCTTTGAATGCGTCCTGGAAAACCCCAGGACCGAGCGCCGTCCAGAGCTTACCCATGGTCGACTTCTCGCCCCATGTGTCGAACCCGCGTGTCTCGCCGACGCCTTTGTAGATGGATTCGCCACCGCCACCGCTTAGGCCAAGCGGATCGGCGTTGCCGTAGATGCTATTGGCGGGGCTGACCCGTCCGCCAGGCTTACCGGGCGCGCCGAGCGTGTCGTACGTGGACGCGAGGTCGGTCTCAATGCGAAGGTCGGCCTGCTCCGTCTTGAGCCTTCGCTTCTCGGCCTTCTGCGTGGACGTGAGCCGCTCGTCTGGCTTGTCGAGCTCGCGGAGTCTGGCGTCGACCTCGGCGAGTCGGTGCGCCTTCTCTTGCACAGTTCGCTGCTTAGGCGCCTCACCAGCATCGATGATTCCGTGCCTACGAAGGTACTCGACCATTGACCCGAATGCAGCCATCAGGTCGGATGCCTCGTCGGCGAGCCCCTGGAGTGGTGCCACCAGAATGTCGAGGTTGTCGATTAGAGCGGACAGGCCAGGGGTTAACGCAGCGCCCACCTTGGCAACGACGCCCTCCCAAGCGGTCGTGAGCTTCGCCTCGAACGTGTCGGTGTTCGTTGCGGCGTCCTTGACGACCTCGGACCACGACCCAGCGGCGCCGCTGAGTTCGGTAAACGCAGCGCGCACTGCAGCCTCACCGGCGGCGAGCTTCTGCGCCTCCGTCGCGCCAGCACCGAGCGCCTGCCCCGCCTCATTGAAGCGCTTCACGAACTCGGAGGCGCCTTTCATGCCCTCGTCGCCAAAGATCTTCTGAAGCTTGACTTGGTTACCCTTGGAGGCCTTGAGCGTGTTCACGAGTACGTCAACGACGTCGTTCGTGCGCGTCTTGCCCTTGTCCGAGAAGACGACTTCCTTGCCGGCGTTCATCTTCTTGATGTCGTCCGACTTGGCAACAAGCTGTCTCAGCATCGCCTGGACGCCCGTCGACGCTTCAGCGCCTGAGCCGGTCGACATGCGCGCGATCTGCGCCATTGCGCCAAGCTTCTGGACGCCGGCTGCGCCCTGGTCGAGTCCGAACCGAGAGCCGGCGGCGCCCATCTCTTGGAAGTACCTGGACGCGTCGGAAAGCTCGAAGGCGCCGCTCTTGCCGCCTTGAACCATCGCGGCAATGGCCGACTGCATTCCGGCCTTATCCTTGATGCCGAACTTGGTCGAGAACGTCGCCATGGTGGCCGCGATGTCCTCCTCGGAGGCGCCGGAGGCTCGCGCCGCCGTGGCCATCGTGCCGCCCAGCTTGCGCGCCGTCGCGAGGTCGCCGGTCATCGCGGTGAAGCGTTGCTGCCCAGCTAGGACGTCCTCCGCGCGCGTACCACGCACAGCTAGCGCGGATCGCTCCGCGTCGGCAAGCAGGACGTCGACTGCGCCGCGGTCGCCACCGCCGACAGCAAGCGCCCTGGCACGCTTCTCGTTGAGGAGCTTCTGACGGGTTGCCGCCGACCCGATGTCGTAGCCGACGCTGCCCAAAGCTGCGCCGGCACCGATCGCCATGCCGGCCACACCGCCAGCAACGGCCACGGCGCCGGTAAAGAGTCGCCCCTCAGCCTGCACCGCATCCATGCGGCGCTTGAGGATGTCCTTGCGAGCCTTCTCCTCGGCCTTGGAGACGTTGCGAAAGTGCTGCTCGCGCTGGCGGCGCTCGTAGGTTACGCGCCTCTGAACGGAGCGCTCGTCGTCACGCTCGGCCTTCTTGCGAGCCTGCGACTCGATCCGCTCCTTGGCCTTGACGGCCTGCTCAGCGGCCCGAATAGACGCCTTCTGCGCCTGCGCCTCCGAGCGCTGCTGCTCCTTGAGCGCAAGGGCTCTGGCGCGGACGTGCGCATCCTTCTGCCCGGCCTGCGCGCCAGAGCCGCGGGCGCCGGCAGCGGCCTTGTAGGCCACCGTTTCGCTCTTCGCGAGTTGAACGTTGGCCGCGGCAATCTCGAGGATGCCACGAGCCGCCTCGCGGTGCCCGATGGACCTCCACTCGTAGACTCTCGAAGGCATGCGCTAGTCGCCGTCGCCGAAGTCGATGCTCTCCGCCTCGCTGCGGATCAATTCGTCGGCGCGCTCCATGAGCAGATCGAATCTGCTCCAGCCGTTCTGAAGGTAGGACGCATACTCCACACCCATCTCGGCGCCCCAGCCGCCGCCGCTGGCGTCGATGAAGCGCGTTGATCGCTCGGCATCCCCAGTGCGGTTGGTGTATGCGTGGGAGCCGCGCTCACGCTCCACGGCGCGCTGGACAATGCCAGCGGCACGCTCCTCGAACCTGTCGAGCGCCTTCGCGAGCTTGCGCAGATCGCCAGCCTCCTCAAGAGGCGAATTGCCGCTCTGGCGAATGGTCCGAAGCGCTCTCACAGAAACTCAATCGATTCGTCAGCCACACGCGGCGCACAGCACATCTGCGCAAACGCCATCAGCCACGCCTTGGACTTGCCGCTCAGCAGCTCAACCGCGCCCTCCGTGTCGAGCACCTCAAGCGCGGAGCGGTACGACTCGGCTTCGACTGGATCAAAGACCTCGCCGGCTACCTCGGCCCGCTTGTCCATCACCTCGTCTAGCATCTCGCCGAGTTGGTCTGGCGTGAACAGCGCGAGCAACTGCGTCGGTAGAAACGCCGGCTCGAGCACGTCGGGACGCTTCTCGTTCGCGGCCTTTGCGTTGCGGTACGCAATCGACAGCAGCCACACGCTCGCGAAGTCGATCTCCGAAAGCTTGTCGGCGTCCATGTTGGCGCCGTGCTTAGCAAGGTGCTGCGCCGACTGAATGCGCGCTAGCCATTCCTCTTCAGCCGTAGGAATGCGAAAAGCGACGGCACCTTTGACGGAGCCGCCGCTAAGAAAGGGCAGACGGCTATCGTAAAGCTCACGCTTGCGCGCGCGCAGAGCGAGGATCAACTCGCTCTCTCTAACCTTCTGCATGTGGACCGGCTCCCTGAATGGTCCAGCCGCTCAAGGCGGCATGTGTTGTCGTGTCAGCGTGTCAGGTCCACTCGGCCGGCTCGCCGTTGAAGTCGAACGAGTAGGAGAGGTTTTCCCCCACTGCCGTCGACAGAGACGAGGCCGTGAACCACCCCTCGCTCGCGAGCGACTTGTTGTTGTCGGTGCGCTGGATCTTGGCGTTGACGAAGCGGTTCTTGATGAGGTCGTTCGAGAACTCGTATTCGACTCCAGCCGCCGGGATGAAGTGCCGACTCGAAATGGTCAGCCGCTTCGGTCCCGGCGTCTTGCCTCGCGTGCCCTGGTGCGCGAGCGTGAGAACCTCGGGGCTCGTGTCCTCGATGTTCACCTCGATGCTGCTGCACTCGCCGAGCAATTGCCCGTCGATGAGCAGGAACATCTGAGCGTAAATCTGCGCCATTGTCGTCTACCTCAGATGCTCGGGCCGACGTCCTGCGCCACGAACGAGCTGATGAGCAGGTGCTTGACGGGGACGTAGTCGAAGTTGGCGGCGAACCCGGTCGTGGTCTTGTTGACCACAATCGAAGCGATCATGTTGTCGAGCTCGCCCGGATCGAGCGTCGTCTGGCCGGTGAGGCCGAGCGCACGATTGCGGAGGACGCGAGCGATGAGCGAACGAACGTCGCGCTTGTAGGTGAAGTTGACCTGCGGGAGGTCACCCTCGGCCGGGTCGTCTGCGAAGAAGTCCTGACGCTCGGCATTCCACTCGGTGAGCAGCGCGTCGCGGAGGTCGAAGCCGACGCTCGGGATGTGCCCCGGACGCGAGCGGTAGTCAGCGATCGAGTTCGTCAGGCTCTTCGTGGTGACGGGCCAGACGAAGTACGGTCGGTCGCCCTTGAATGCGATGGGCGAGACGCCGCCCTGGAGCATCGTCTTGACCTCGGCCGCCGTGGGGCGGTCTGCCGGGTCAGGCGGCGGGAGGATGTCGAGCGGCTCGTCGAGGCCGTAGCCGGCCATGTACGCCGCGCGCTGCGTGGTCTCGCGGCCTGCGAGGATCGCTGCGAAGTGCACCGCGAGCTGCCCAGGGGACATGTAATTGTCCTCCTGGTGCTTCACGAATGCCC